TTAGCACCTGACGGAGCGTAAGTGTTCATTGTCGGGTCTGTCAATGTGTAAATGTTAATTGCATTTACGCCGTCCCAGCTGTAGTCATTATTGACTATAGAAGAGGTTTTAGCTTTCGCTTTTACTAGTTCTGAGGTTTTACTCTCGAACTTTGATGCTAGGTTAATAGCCATTTGCTTGTCCTTTCATTAGGACTCTAGCGGTTTGCTTCCTCGTCAAAAGCTGCCATGTCGGGGTCGACCTTAGCTTCTTTTGGCTTATTGGATGGTGGGGTAATAGTTCGCGTTTTCGCCTTACTTTTGTCTTTTCGACTTTGCCTCGCACCGACCTCAGAAAGCTTCCTTATAGAGTCTGCTTTCTTTAATAAGTGTTGATACACGTCGCTAGTGACTTCTACGGGGTTACCCGCTTTGTCCGTTTTTACATACATCTTTTCAAAATCATCTAAGGATTCAGCAAGAGCTTCCTTCTGCTCGTCAGTACCTATTTGAAATAAATCAATCGTACCTACTGCTCTTTCTATCCCGACTTGGAGCTTCTCTTGTGTAATCGAAGCTCTTTCTTTTTGAAGATTGTATCCGTCCACGTCTAGTTGACGCTCTTTTCGCTCTGTTTCGTCGTCTCCCGCTTCTTCAAGGTATCGTTTAAGATTTTCATCTTCTCGTTTACCTTGTTCTTCGCGTAGTTTACGTTCGGCTTCGCGCGTCTTAAACGCTTCGGCAGCGAGTGCTTTAGATTCTACTTCAGGGGTTTCTACGGACTCAGTTTCTTCTTCGGATTTCTCCTCAGTTTCCTCTGCTCCTTCTTCCTCTTCTGTTTCCTCTGCATCGTCTTCTGACTCTTCGGACTCCTTTTCAGGTTCGTCCTTTGCATCGTCAGGCTCGTCGAGTATTTCTACTTCGATAGATTCCAAGTCTGCTTCAGGGTCATCAGTTGATGTATCCGCATCGTCCAATACTGATGTATCTTCGGCTGCGTCGGTAGATGGGTCATCTGCCATTTGAGTCCTCCTTATTACTTTTTAGGCTGTAATCGCCATGCTTATTTAATATAGGGTGCTAACCCATGCGTTTTGTGTAGAGTCGCTGTACTCATGGCTTGAGGTAAGCCTGCTAGATAGTGTAAGTCACTACCCAGCACGATCACCTCAGTATTTCTTATATGATCTATGGTTTGGGTGTGTCGCTCCTTCACATGACATTACTGCTCCTCGGTCTACCCAGACGTGCTCTTGATGCATATTATCTAGGTCTAGCTGGTAATCGGATTTACGCTGCATCCACTCCATTACCCTGTCCTTAGGCTGGCCATTTTGCTGTCCCTTGATCTTCTCGCGCTGATCTTTGTAGGTATTACTCATGCTTACTCCTCAGGACATTTTGTAACTGATTTCTTAAACTGTCAAGGTAGTCATTGTATAATCTTAACGCTCCAAGCATAGCTCTCACGGACTCTTCGGTACTTTCGCTACTAGTTAAACCCCATATTTTGGTAGGGATTGCATCCCTCTCAGCGTCGATTATATCCAAGACTAGATCGGCTTTTGGGACTAACTCATTACGGCTCTGAATCTTTTTGTCAGTAGCAATTTCTTTCTTAGCGGACACTCTCCTAGCGGAAACACTTGTAATCCCTGTATAAAGAGCTGAATCGTCTTTACTGCTCATCTTCTGCCTCGCCTTGTACTATTTGTTTCTCTAATGCGTCAAGTATCTCTTGTGGGTCGTATCCCTGCTTTTCTGCTTCCAGCATGGCAAGAGCCTTACCCTCGTCGATCTTGTAGGTTTCCATTATGGCTTGAACATTGGCTGCGTCCTGTTCTGGGTTTTCTTCGGGAAGTTGCCCTTCTTGTGCTCCCTGAGGTGCTTGAGGTGGTGGGTTCTGGAGAGCCTTCTCTTCTTCTATCTGCCCCTGCTGTGCTAGTATTTCCTCTTCAGGCACATCTTCGATTATGTCCTTGTTGTCTGAAGTTAGTGAGAAGATTTCCGCTAGTAGCTTGCCATCGTTAACTCGCTTACCAGCCATTAGGAGTTTCTGATCAGTCATCGGGTCGGCTTGACGCAGTTCGTATATCTTAAGCAGTGCAGTAAGTCGCTTTTCCTCATTGTCTGCTTTGTCCTGCTCGGCATCCATTTTAAAATTAAAGGTAGTACGAACCTCATCCCATACTACTTCTAGCTCATTGGTTTCTAGTGGTTCTCCTGTATCTGGATCAGTGAACCCGTCAAATCCTGCTTTTATCAATCGCTGTTTCTGATCGTCGGACAACTTCAATATGTCTGATCCCTGCATGTTAGCGAAGTGGGTGTTTACCATAGATTTTGCTAACGCCTCATACGTCATATATAGGTTGTCCCTGAAGTCATCGTCATCTATAGACAAACTGCTTTCTTGGAACTTTACACCTGCTGGGGTCTTGGAATAGTTGGCATCACCTGAGCCTGAGGATATTGAAGTATCGCCTGTTGGGATTAACTGATTAAGTGAGATTTTGTACATCGCCATTCGGTCTGGAAGTGCCGCGTAGATACTGTTAGCTATCTCCTGTCTTTCGACTGTAGCGTTGCCTACGAACCACTGGGCATCTTGAGCATATACGATAGAGTCTAAGTCTACTTCTTCTATACGACCACTAATCTTTACAGGAGGTCGAAACCCTAATTGTGTAGCTAAAACGTCAGCTTGTCTCATGTAGTCTAAGACGTTCTGAGTTCCGCCAGCTAGTTTAACAACGCCTGTACCATAGGGGTTAATAAAGTCTTGGTAACAGTAGAGCATGTGAATGTTTACATCGCCACTGGGGTCGGGGTTAGTCCACTCTCGAACAGTCTTTTTGGTGGACTTATAATACATGTAAAATGGAGCATCAACACCTCTTTGCGGGATAACACAGAACTTATAGCCCTGTTTGTATACTCCAACATCCTGCACTTGGTTGTGCTCTTCGTCGCTGTCTCGCTGATCTTCTGGAGTGCTCGCAAGGATTTTCTCTAAGGCTGGAACGTTCCACGTGTTGTAACTGACTTCTCCACTTTCTTTAGATTCCGCAGTTTCCTCTTTAGCCCTCTCTATAAGAGACTTCAGTTGTAGCTTAGAGTAGTACACTTCCCAAACTAATACATCTGAGTCGTAGTCAGATACCTTGCCTGGTTCTAGTTTGACATCTTGTGGTTGAGCTACGACAAAGTCTGCACCAATGTAGTCTCCACGTTCTACGAATATAGTAACTAGTGGTACTGAGCCATAAATGGCTGCTTTACGGACTGCATCTTTAAGCTTCCTGTGAAACGAGGCTTGTGAGTTAGCGTTAGGGATAATTTGGTCTTCCCAGACTATGTTGGCTAATTCTTCCATCCATAGTTCGTCTCGGTCAATACTAATAAAGCGACCTACCAATTTACTGTTGACAATTCGTTTTGGTAGTTTGAATAGGGCTGCTGCTAGTGAGCCGTCATTAACTTCAGGTAGAGAGTCGTCTAGGTTGGCTATTAGGTCGTTATCTGCTAATCGCTCAAATTCTTTATAGTCTTTTCGCCACTGCTTAGATTGCGTCTCCGATTCGTGTACAAGGGAGTAGATTTCTGTTTCATCTGTCAAATACGCCATGAATACCTCTATGGTAGGGCTGGCGTTGCAGTAGCTACCTTTTAATTGAATATATCAAATTCGGTGGTAGGTGTCTACCTCTTATTGTAATTTTCTTTTTTGACTAAATAAGTTTTAGTTATTCGGATTGGTTGGTAATGACTGTCAGTTTCTATCTCTATTGTTAGATGTCTAGTCTTCTGTGAGGTAATTACTGATGCTACTGAAATTAGGTCTGCCATAAAATCTTGCTTACTGGTTTTTATGTGCTGCATCAACTCTTCTGTCTCACTAGCTAGTTGGTCGTGGTAGCTCTCGGTTTTTATAACTATAGTGCCATCATCTTGCGTAATGAATTTTGTCCTACGCCCGTGTTTCATTCTTCACCCTAATTTCCATTATGTTTAATCTTGTCTTGATGAAATCAGCTCCTTCGCCTTTATGTATGCCCGACTGTTTGGCTATGTCTGCGAACTGGTCTTCTGTAATGAGTATCTCAGAGGGTAAAGGCTGGATTATGAATTGCTGGGTAGCTTTAACCCTATTCTCTATTTCCCTTAAGAGTGGGAGACTTTTGAGTTTGCAGTCTGTCATATCTAGTAAGATCACAAGTGAAACCTCGCTCTCCTCGGTGGTGTCCTGCGACGAACTGGCATCACTAAGGGCTTCTCGCTTAAGTGCATCTGCCAGACTCCTGCTAACGACATAACTAAATCGTCGTGAGCACCATCTTCAGCTTGTGGTTTCCACCTGCCGTTAGTCTGCTTAATTATAAAAGAAAACAATTCCGTCATGGTGGGTTCATCATATAAGGTGAGCGTCTGGGTGTCTATAACGCTTTTTAGATCCATTAACATAGTTTCTCGACTGTGGCGGGTGGTGTCCCATCCTAGCTTCGGGGATATTTCCACTTCATTAGTTGTGCCGATTCCCCTAGACTGCTGGTAAATAATATACTTGCCGTTCCTATTAAGGGTGTATAGTCTTTCTAATTCAGCTATCCCGCCGTTGTTTCTCTCATAGGATATGACTGGTCTAACTCTAGTCTTGTCGAATATCCGTTCCATTTCTTCGTGTAGGTAGGGAGTCATCTCACTAGCCAATACAGGAGAATGGAAGATCAGCGGGACATCTAGCTTATTAGATAAGAACTGAGCGGCACAAGAGTCTACTCCCCCCCACGCAGTGTCAGCGAAACAAACTACAAACTCGTCCTTTTCCCAGTCTCTATATTTACGCCAGTAGCGGTTCTGAAACATTGGCTTTCTAGTTAATTTCAATAGTTCTATAAGAGCTTCGCTGTCAAAGTAAGTCTCACCAGAAGTTAGGAAGGCTTCTTGAGCTGTCATTGGGTACTCTTGTATACCTAGATGCCCAAGGTTGGCTCGCTTCCTATCAACGTACTCTTTGTCGTACTCCCATGAAGAATCGTAAAATAAAGCCGTATAGCCACGCTGTCCTGCTGAAGCCTCATCCCAGAAAGTCTTGAACTCATTAAATCCATTAGCAGTGGTTTCTAGGGTAGTCATGGCGTTGTGGACTACAGCCTCTCCAGCACCTGCTAGTAGTTTGGCGATTGAGTCAGCTTCAGACACTTCGGTTAGGTGGAGGAAGGTAATGTCATCTCCACGTCCAAAAGCACTACTCTTAGCAGTACCGATACGAAGTGAATTGACGAATATCTCCCCCTTAGCATTCTTCCCCTCCCAGACTAGCTCTTTGGTGTTGTCGTACTTAAAGGGAGCTTTAATACCGTTCTTGCGCTCCCATGAACGAATAAAGTGCCTAGCTCTCTCTAATTGTTTCATTGAAGCCTCACGGTTGAAACTCATTGAAATGCATTTCTCATTCTCACCCATCAGCAGCTTGGTACAGGCAATCGCCAGTAGGACAGAACTGAACCCCATCTTACGAGCTTTGAGGATGACATTCTTTTCGGATAGATGTTTTATAAAGTGGAGCTGGGCTTTGTTCAGTATGAAAGGCACTTCCATCGGCCCACGTACACCTTCGATTCCTTTATCGACAATAGTAAAGTTCTCTTCGATGAATTTCTTGTAAGATTCCCACTTGAAGGTCATAGGGTTATCATACCATATTTACTTTTCCTTAAAATTACAGAAAAAATAATTATAAGTCGTTTCAATAATAGAAAAAAATAATTGTATATCTAAAATTACAGAAAAAATAATTATATAGCGGGGGTGAGAGAGAGTATCTATATATATCTTATATACCGCTAAACCCCCATTCCACAGAGACGATGAGGGCTCCCCTACTGCCTTATTATATGTACCCTACCCTCTGTATATTATGTTGTAGTATGTTTTGTAGTCCACCCCTGTTAAGGTGTCAGAATATACGGGGTTATACCAGCTTATTAGCCTGAATGTTGTCAAGTGCTACCCCTACCCCTGTTAGAGCTATTAGGTGGTCTATGGGGC